CAATTGGTGCGGCAGCGGCAGGCGGCTATGCTGCCGGGCGTTTTTTGCAGCCTGCGATCGGGTTCGGCAAAGAGATGTCCCGCGTTCAGGCACTGACGCGAATCGACAAAAACAGCCCGCAGTTTAAGGCGCTGCGTGAGCAGGCGTTAAAACTTGGCTCTGAAACACAGTTTACTGCGAGTGATGCCGCCAGTGGGCAGAGCTTTCTGGCAATGGCTGGTTTTACTCCGCAGGCCATTCAGGCCGCATTGCCCGGTGTTCTTAATATGGCGCTGGCAGGTGGCGTCGAACTCGGCGAGACGGCTGATATAGGCTCCAATATCCTCACACAGTTCAACCTGACAGCCGATCAAATGGACCGTGTTGGCGATACGCTGACAGCGGCATTCACCCGGACCAATACTGATTTACGCGCGCTGGGCGAAACCATGAAGTATACCGGTCCGGTTGCCGCAAAACTTGGTATCAGTCTTGAAGAAGCGGCGGCCATGGCCGGGATGCTTGCCAATAATGGTCTTCGCGGAAGCGATGCTGGTACGGCCATGCGCGCAAGTCTGTCCCGTCTTGCATCACCGCCAAAAGCTGCGGCTGATGCACTGAAAGAGCTGGGGGTGTCAGTTGCTGACGCCAGAGGCAAAATGCGCCCGATGGAGGATGTGCTGCTTGATCTCTATAAGGCGACACAAAAATACGGACAGGTGGACCAGGTTTCCTTCTTCAAGGACATCGCCGGAGAAGAGGCGTTCGTTGGTTTGCAGACGCTTGTTGCGGCGGCTGGTTCAGGAGAGCTGCAAAAACTGACCAGAGAATTGCAGGGGGCAAGGGGAGAGGCCGATCGCGTCGCAAAAGTAATGGCCGATAATCTTGATGGGGACCTGAAAAATCTCGACAGCGCATGGGAAGGTCTTCGTATTCGCATCAGTGATCTGGTTGACGGTCCGCTGCGTTCTGTCACGCAGTGGCTCACGCGGGTGCTTGAAAAAATCACCTCGCTGGCGCAGGCCCATCCGGTACTGACGCGCCAGCTACTGATAGCAGGCGGTGCGTTGCTGGCAATGACTGCAACGATTGGCTCGTTGTCGCTGGTTATTGGGGTGCTTTACGGGAAGCTGGCCACCCTGCGTCTTGGTTTTGACATTCTTACCCGGTCAATGAATGTCGTCAGGGTGTTGCCTGCGCTGTGGGGAATGGTGACGGGTTCCGTTTCTTTACTGGGAGGCGCTATCGGGGCGCTGTTCAGTCCGGTTGGTCTTATCGTGGCTGCGCTTGCCGGAGCTGCCGTTCTTATCTGGAAATACTGGGATCCCATCAGGGCATTTTTTGCCGGGGTGTTCAGCGGGATTATGGAAAGGCTGACCCCGTTGCGCGAAACCTTTGAACGGTTTGGTCCTGTTTTTGACGCAATCGGAAGCGGGATCAGCCAGGTGTTTAACTGGTTTAAATCGCTGCTGTCACCGATGGAGTCCAGCAAGGAAACGCTGGATAAATGTACCAGTGCTGGCGAGATATTCGGTAACGTTCTTGGCGGTGCGTTACAGCTTGTTCTGACACCTGCAAAAATGCTACTGGATACGCTGGCGTGGATACTTGAAAAACTTGGCGTCCTTCCGGATGAAGCGGAAAGGGCGCGCAAGAAAATCGAAGACGCACAGCGTACGGCCATTCTTCAGGACAAGGTTGCCTTGCTTCAGGGTGACCTGGCGAAAATCAATCCGCCGAAGCCTGTGGAAAATGGCAATGGCACCGGAGGTGATAAACCCAAAGACAACAAACCGCTCACAGACAGCAATACCGGGACGCTACGCAGACTCAGCAAAATTGCTGATAACACAGGTAAGCTGGTTGATGAGACGAAAAAACGCATTGGCCCCGGCGATATTGTCTTTAAGAACCTGCCCCGCGCACTTGCTGTTCGTGGGGAGTGGCAGGAGCGGAAGATTGCGCAGGTCAGTAAGCCTGCCCCCGCAATTAATATCACACCCGTGGTCCCGGCTCCACTGCCTCCGGCGCTGGTCCCTGTTGTTGCGGCCAGCTCCCGCCCGGTGGCGGAGGCCATACGATCTCCAGTGGCATCAGTTCCTGTAACTTTCCGTAACCGGGAGCCTGTTGCCTCCGGATTTGGTGGTGAAATTCATGTTCATCTGCATAACGTTGTTACGCAGAATCCCCGCGAACTGGCGAAACTGGTCGGTGAAATGGTCAGGGCAGAAATGGAGCGGCGCGCCCGTGCCGGGCGTGGCAGTTTTTACGATAAAGATTGAGGAGTCATGGCCATGATGATGATCTACGGCATGTTTGTTTTTGAGCTGCGCACGCTGCCGCATCAGCAGTTACAGCAAAACAAAAGCTGGCGGCATGTGAAAAATGAACGCGTTAACCGTTCAGCAAGCTGGCAGTATATCGGTGCAGGTGATGATCGCATCGTTCTTTCTGGTGTGCTTTATCCTGAAATTACAGGTGGCGAAGTGTCGCTGTTGCTGCTGACCACGCAGGCGTATACAGGACGCCCCTGGCCTCTGATTGATGGCGTCGGGCAGATTTACGGCATGTATGTCCTGACCGAAACGAATACGACCCGTTCCGAGTTTGATCGCTACGGTAAGGCGAAAAAGATAGAATTTTCACTGACCCTTGAACGCTGTGATGAGGATTTGCGGGAGCGCCTGCAATCCTCATCGTTCAGCGATATGCTGTCCGGCTTCAAAGATAAAGTGACATCATCCCTTAACAGCGCGGCCAGTTCAGTTAAAGGGCTGTTCTGATTTAATGCTGGCCACTCATACCCTCATACCCTCATACCTGGTAATAAGTGGCCAGTCTTAACACTCACCATTTGATTGCACCAGTGTTAACGATTTGTTACTGGACATCAGGCGCGCTGGATAGCCAGTAGAAACATACCATTAAAATTATTACAATAATTGGTCACATGATTATCTTATGCTGAATAATAGAGATATGAATATTAATGAACTTAAAGATTGTATTCACTATGAAGTAATCGGTAGCGAGCGTCCTTTCTCCTGGCGAAAGGCAATTGTTCGCGCAATAAAACATAGAAGAGTTCGTTATTTATTTTGGTGGCGCATAGCCAAATACCTTTTTGATAAAGGCGGATACTGTCGGAAGATTGCGGGGAAAATAGAACGTTTCATTCTTGATAAATATAATGTAACAGTCCCTTTAACTGTAAATATAGGGAAAGGCTTTGATATTTCTTATCTCAACAGTGTTGTTATCGGTCACAAAGTAACAATCGGTGAAAATTGTTCAATAAAACCAGGGGTAACTATTGGGCTGCGTGGTGATTTTAATGATATGGATATTGTTATAGGACATAATGTGACCATTGGTTGTAATGCCACCATTCTTGGTGGCAAAGTGCGTATAGGAAACAATGTCACAATAGGTGCTCATGCATTGGTATTGCATGATATTCCTGATGATTCAACATTCATCACTAAATTTCAGTCTGAAGTTATCTGCTCGTCCTCCCGCACATAACCCTGATTCATCAGCTCTGGCCATACGATATCCGGAGCTGTACTGGTGTCAATTCTACTCACTAATACTCTGTATTTTCTCCAGGAATCCAGTTGTGAATTTTCCTCGTTTGTTGCTATTTCAAGATTAACTGCATCCTGCAGAATTGCGATGTTATCTGTTGCTTCCTGGATCAACCTTGCCTTTTTCTCTTCCGCTTCCCGTATCCGAAACAGTTTTTCTGCTTCCTCATCCTTCACCCAGGATACGCCGTCCCACTTCTGATACTCCCCTGCTGGCGACAACCAGGTGACGTTCTCTGGTAGCGGTCCGGGCTCAGAAATAAACAACGCCTCCCCCGATGCCACGTCATAGACCGTTTTACCACGATGGTCTTCAACAATATTCCACGATTCATTTTCACTGTTAAAAACTGCCACAAAGCCAGCAGGAATTTCCGGTGGGGCGATATCTGTAGAATTAGCTGGCAGCCCTGTATGAGGTGGAATATATGCGTCACCTTCACCAATAAACTCATTAGTTCCGGCCAGCAGGTTATAAATTTTTACAGTACGTGATTGTTCACTCATTCTGAATGCCATTATGCAAGCCTCACAATATAATTAAATGCGATGTTTTTAACGGTGTTTTCCGCGTTACCAGCAGCGTTAACGGTGATGGTGTGTCCATGTGAACCAATCGCAACAGAGTGCGTATGAGCGCCAATACCAACAGTGTGTGCATGTGCCCCAGCACTTGTAGCGGTACCTGATACTGAGTGGGTATGTGCGCCAGAAGAAGGCACAGTTCCATTCCCCACCACCGTGCCACTTGATGCACCATCAAGCCAGTCGAAATTCATACCTCCACTGTTTGGTCTCCTTAATGGAACGGTATGAGTATGTGCGCCAGCACTATTTGCAGTACCAGATACATTGTGGGTATGTGCACCTGTGTTATTCGTTGGTTTAGTGCCGTAATCAAACGAAGATGTGGTTTTCGTACCCAAATCCGTACTGGATGCGCTGGCGCTGTGGGTGTGCGATTTAATGCCATCCTGTTCCTGAGACAATACGGCTCGACCACTGGCGGGCTTGCCCTTAATCGTCCAGCCACGCATATCAGGGATCACGCCTGACGGATAAGCAACTGCAAGTTTCGGGTATGCAGATTTGTCAAAAGTCTGCCCCTGCATCAGGGCATAGCCAGACGGAACGGTATCTGATGGCCACGGGATTGGTGCGCCAGGCGGATAAAACTGCTCTGATGGCGTATAGAGTGAATAAACTGTACCGTCCGTTAACCCTTCCGGCTTATTAGCAGAATATGCTGGTGACGTATGAATCGTTACGCTGGCATTACTGGTATAATCCCATTGAATATTTACACCAGTCGCATAATTTCCGATTGCAACGTAAATATCGTAAGTATCACCAGATGTATTGACCCAGGCAAAATTTGTAAACCCTGCCGATGTGCGCTGCCATAAAGCACCAGTAATCCCCTTCGGATTACCATTACCTGCACGCAAAACAAGTTCAGATATACCTGCCTGTTGAGGTGACTCCACGTTAAATCCAGCGCCACCAATCAACGTAATTGAAACAACAGAACTCGCCTGCGGCATGGTTACCGTTGCTAATTTGAACCAACCAGCCCCACCGCTGAATGACATAGTTGTTGAGTTAAGCGTACCAATATCTTTCGGTGTCAGTGTTATATCCGCTGAAAGCGCCTTACCATTCACCTTACGGGCAGAAGGTACCCGACCATTCGCATTGTCATTAGCTGCTTTCACTGCTTTCGGTGTCGCAGCAAGCGTTTCAGATGCGCTGTTGGTTGCACTACTGAGCTGGACAATTCCTTTTTGTGCTGTCGTAGCGTCCTGAGCGGTATATTTCCCGTTAGCAAGGTCATAGGCTGCCTTTACCGACTTTGGCGTTGCCGCCAGCATTTCGGATGTGCTGTTGGTCGCACTACTGAGCTGGACAAGACCTTTTCGCGCTGTGGTAGCGTCCTGTGCGGTATATTTCCCGTTAGCCAGGTCATATGCAGCCTTAACCGCTTTCGGTGTTGCGGCCAGCGTTTCAGACGTGCTGTTCGTGGCGCTACTGAGCTGAACAATTCCTTTTTGTGTAGTGGTGGCGTTCTGGGCGGTATATTTCCCGTTAGCCAGGTCATATGCAGCCTTAACCGCTTTCGGTGTTGCGGCCAGTGTTTCAGACGTGCTGTTGGTGGCGCTACTGAGTTGAACAAAGCCTTTTGCGGTCAGCGAGGCGTCCGGGTGACGTCGTGACTGTTCATGTTCTTTCAGTTTGTCATTCACGTAATCCACTGTGGCCATAACCATGGTGTTATCCACGGTAAGCGCCACAGTGGCAGTGCTGGAGACGGTCAGAATGGTGCGAAATGTTTGTGCACGTCCTGACCCTTCGGCAACGGTTGGCTTGTAACTTTCGGCTGTATTGCCAACCGCGATCAAATCGCCGTGCTCATCAAATACACCAATTTCCCGGATCCAGAATCCGCCCGTTTCAGGAGGAATAACCAGCTCCGCAATAATGCGGTTCTGATGTGTTGCGTCCAGGAAGACGCGATTAACAGTATGTCGCCACACCTCATGCACCAGACGGGTCTGCTTACTGTCTGGTGTGGGCAATGTACCGCCACCGTCGCCCACGGCCATATGAGTCAGGCGGACAGGCTTACCATCTGGCGCGGCTGCCTGAGCTAATTTTTTGGCACCCGTATCGGTGATAACGGTTTTAAATTTACGTGTTGTGGTACTCATGCTTAATCGTCCGGATAAATGGTAATGACTTCACCGTCGTAAGTTGCTGCCGCCGCGAAAATATCTCCCGGGATCTCCTGAATGATATTCAGCCCTGTCATGTGGCGGCTGACCGGGCGGGCATCAGCAATCAACCGCTCCATTTCCAGATACATTTCCTCCGTCACGCCACTGTCCAGCGTGCCCACTTCAACGGTAAATGTTCCCGGTTCTCCGCCGAACTCCCACCACTCAGACACACGAATGAGGTATCCCAGCGGCTCAATGGCCCGGCGCAGTGCGCTGATGGTTCCCTTGTGTCGGTGTATCAGCCATGCATCACGAATCACCTGTCGCTTTGTCTCTTCCGGCCAGTTGCGATCCCAGCGGTCAACGGAAAATGCCCAGGCGAGATAAGGCAGCAGGTGCACCGGGCAGGTGTCCGGCGACCACAGCGTGTTGAGGTCTACCGGGATGTCTGTAATGCGCGTTCCGACAGCTTCGGCACGACGCATGAAACTGCTGGCTGATGGCGGTAACAGTGAATTACTCATTACGCCCACCTTCGCTGATGGTGAATGACTCACAGCGCGCCGCCTGTATGTCGCTGATGGCCATATTCTGTGTGGGTTCGATTATCTCCACGCGTTGCACGCCGTGTACATGAAGTGCGGCAGCAATGGCGGACAACGCCACGTCCTGACCGATAAGCCCCTGTTCAGCCAGCCACTTCCTGAATGACGATTCCGCCGCGGCCAGAATAGGTTCGGATTCCGGGCCGGGGTAAAAGTACAGTTTTGCATTCAGCCGCCATGTCACGATTCTGGCACTCTGTACGGTCAGGCGGTCGGCCACCGGGCGGGTATCCTCTGCATTCAGAACGGCGCGAACGGTATTAAGCAACGCCTCCGTTGCTGTGCCGTCGCCCTCAGTGGACAGGATGGAAACCGTCACGTTGGCCGGAGACGGGCTGATGGCCCGCGCATCGCGTACCAGACCGCTGGCGCTGCGTGCAAAATACTCGTATGCACCTGACGGGCCAGCAACACTCAGACCGTCATATGCCCGTTGCGCCCGTAGTCTCAGCGAGGTGTCACTTTCCATCACTGCGTCGGTGGTATCCGTTGCCGGAGTGATAACCAGGCGCTTTGTGTTCATATTGCCCGCGAGGTTGTCCAGGTCTGTCCCGGCGCTGTGGCTTAGCATGCAGGCGCGTGCACCC